TGGTATTACATGGCATGATGGTAACCCAAATAATATTACCAATGACCAGATAACTGCAAAACAAGCAGAGCTTCAAACAGCGCATGATGCAAAGCAATATCAAAGAGATAGAGCAAAAGCATATAAATCACTTGAAGACCAACTTGATATGCAGTATCACGATAGTGTTGATGGTACAACAACTTGGAAAGACCACATTGCTGAGGTAAAATCTACATATCCAAAACCGAGTTAAATATGAGTAAAGTTATTATTTATAATCAAGAGAACGGAATCATGGCAGTATGTGTACCAGCAGAAAACTGTGGACTAACAGTTCAAGAAATAGCTGCAAAAGATTGTCCAGAAGGTGCAAAGATAATTGATAGAACAGACCTTGATTCACTTGATAATGAATTTAGAAATGCTTGGACATGTGATGCAGACATGAATCCAACAATAAATATGGAAAAAGCCCGAGATGTCTGGAGAGATAAAATAAGAATAGCTAGAAAACCAAAACTTGCAGAGTTAGATATTCAGTATATGAGAGCACAAGAAGCAGGAGAAGATACTGCTGATATAGTAGCAAAAAAAAATAAATTAAGAGATTTTCCTGCTAAACCAGAGATTGATTCAGCTTCTACAGTTGAAGAATTAAAGGTTATATGGGATAATGATTTAGGAGATAAGTAATGGCACAGACAGTAGTATCAACAGGAGCTTTCGCAGTATCATCAGTAGGTGGAACAACAACAGTTTTTTCTACTGCAACAGCAGGTATCTATTCTGCATTAATAGATTTAACACCAATGGTATCTGGAGCGAATATAAACATTAATGTTAATAACTGCACAATCGTAGCTTCTGGGAACATTACTGTAACTCAAGATAATTTCTCTGGTGCTCAAACTGAGCCAATGTTCTTTCAACCACCAATGCATACAAACAAAGGTTTTAGTATAACAGTAGTAGGTAGTTCTGGAACATTCCCAACTATCCCTTTTGAAATAACACAATTCTAAATCATAGTATATAATTAAACTATGCTTGGAAGTTTCATTGGTACATATAGAGCTCAATCAACTTATCATTTAATACCAAAGGATAAGAAGCAGCGAACTCCTGGATTAGAGGAGTTTGGACACTATTACAACCTTCCAAAAGAACATAAAACTGTAAAACTAGGTTACTGGCATAAAAATCCTTATAACAATTATGGATTAATTGGCATTGCTGGGCTAGAGCCAGATGGTGTAGATTTTGAAACTACAGTTGGTAGCTTTACACTTGCAACATCTTTTGAAGGGCTAAGTCCAACAGGAGTAGACTTTGAAACTTCAGTTGGCTCATTCTCTTTATTCTTAACAACATCCGAAGATATCGTATTAACAGGTGTTGATTTCGAAACAGCAGTTGGGAGTTTAGCATTTAGTCGTGGTGCTTTACCTACTGGAGTAGATTTAGAAACAGAAGTTGGCTCTATGATAGTAGGAACTATTGTAGAAAGCAAATGCAGATTAGGACATGAACTAACACCATTCTTTTTAAATGAGCAACAATCTACAAATCCTCGTTCAATAGTAAAACAATTTACATTCAACAATTCAGTATTTAGCGATAGAGTTGTTAGATATCCAAAGGTCAAAAGAGCTTATGCTGATGTTGTTGGTAAACCATTTACTATCACACTTGAAAATGCTTCTCAACTTATGAACGATATAGTCGAGAATAGAACTAACTTTAGAAGCGAGGGGGAGATTGCTTTTGGATATCAATACAATTCTTCTTTTGTAGACTTTGGATGTATAGGCAAAGGATTTTTAATAAATGCTGATTATAGTGATTCGACAGTCGATTTAAATTTTAAAAATCAAATGGACATATTGTCTCAAGTGTTTGTATCTACAGATACCACATCTCAACAAGGTGCAAGTTTCATTAACTCTAATTGGAATCCTGCTGATTTAACATTTAACATTCTTACAGCTAATTCCTATGGTGCAGGGTTAGACAGCACAACTACTACATCAAATACAGATATAGATTATCAATCATGGGTTGAATGGAAAAACACATTGGGTTCTGAATCAATAGTCGTACAAGGTTTCTTCCCTTATGGAACAAATTATGTTCAAGCATTACAAGGTATAGCCGAAGTAACTGATTCAGCAATTTATGTAGAAGCAAATAATAAAGTTTACTTCCGAAGAAACTTAGTAGGAACAAATAGCTTTAGTGCAGTTGTTTCTGGAAGTGACATAATCTCGTTTGAAGCTAAAGGTGATGCTTATGATATGTGTAATAGATATACTGTTCCAATTTCTTTTACTGTTACATCTAATCAAATAGTAGGACCAGCATCAACAGTTACTAGAGATAACACAGCATCTATAAACTCTTATGATGTAATTAGAAAACAACCTACATCTAATTTAATTTGGTATGTAGATACTGCTGGTGCAGCAAACTTAGGAGATAGAATTATATTTAGAAGAAAAGAGCCAGAAGTAGCATTAAGTGTTAAAACACCAATAAAATATCTGCAACAACAACTTGGTGATTTAGTATATGTAAACATAGATGAAATTGGCTTAACAGACCAACCTTATACACTAATAGCTGAGACTATTGATATAGAAAATAACACACAAACATTGGAGCTGTCAGTCGGACATGGTATTGCAATATCCAATATTACAGTTTTTGAATTAGATGACCCTGATTTAGGAACTTTAAACAATACTGTGTCTGTGTTAGCATAATCTCATGGCATTTACACCTTTAACATTTCCTTTTGGTTCAAAGTTAACTTCTACACAATTAAACCAAATACAAGGAAACTTTACAGCATTAGCAGAAAGACAAGATGGTGCTCCAGAAATGAGAGGTATTTGTAAAAGATTTGTAACCTTTTTTAGCTCAGGACAAGCACAAATAATATTTAGTCAAGGGGTAACATCAGTTACATTTACTGGCGACCCAACTCATGCAACATATACAATTAACTGGACTAATAGTTTTCAATCGGCTAATTATTGCACAAACTTTGCAGCAGTATCTAATACAGGGTTAATTAATAGAAACTTTAATTTAATGGGTGGACCGAATAAATCAAGCACAGCAATGGATGTTTATGCAAGACTTAGTGATGAAAATAATACTCAGGGTATAAATCCACAACAAATTACAGTAGTGGCTTGGGAGCGAGACTAATGGCTTTTCAAGATTTTACATTTCAGTTTGGTGATACATTAACAGCTTCAGCTATGAGTGCTGTTCAAAGCAATTTTACAGCTTTTGCATTAGGTGAAACTGACTCACCAGGTGTAGCAGCTAGAGCTACTGTTATGGCTCATTTTGATAGCACAGGAAGCCTTTATTGGTCAAAAGGAGTAAGCTCTGTTGTAAAAGGTTCAAATGGTCGATATACAGTAAATTATACAAATACTTTTTCACAAAGCATTGTAAATTCGTTACAATATCAACATTACGGAATACTTGCAAATGCAGAACTTGGTGCATCAGGAGCACAAAATGTTTTTGCAACAATTGTTTATGAACAAAGCTCTAATAGAGCAATCATGTATCATCATGGATTTAACGAAGGGAGCGATAGTGAATTTACACCTGACCAAGTGTTGTTCATTGCATTTGAATAATGGGATTTACAGATTTAGCATTTAGTAGTGGAGCAATATTAACCAGCAGTAATATGAATGCTTTGATGGAAAACTTTACAGCAGTCGGCAGTCAAAGTTCAGATGCTCCAACATTAACTGGTATACCTAGAGCATGGGTTACATTTCAAGCTGACAGAACTATATCTGATTCTTTGCTTACAAGCTCAGTAAACGACTTGGGAACAGGTAAATATCAAATAAATTGGACCAACCCTTTTTCTGGAAATTACATGGTAACATGGGGTTTTAAGGGTGGTTCAGGACAAACCAGCAATGTTGCTGTTAATATTACACTTTACACAGTAACTTCTGGTAATGTAGAATTAAAGGGTAGACAAGCTAACACATCAAGCTCTGGTGATACTGCAATAGCAATGAGTGTTTGTGCTTGGCAAGAATGACTACAAGGAGTTTAATATGTGGACTATAATAGATAGATTAAAAGAGCCATCAACTTATGCTGGATTATCAGCAATTATGATAGCTTTTGGTGTAAGTTCAGAACAATGGACTACAATTTCTACAGCACTAGCATCTGTAGCTGCTGTGATTTCTATGATACTAAAAGAGAAGAAAGACTAATGATAAGTAAGATTGTTTCTTCTATAGTAACAAGTTTATTAAGCAAGGGATTTGCTGCTCTGCAAGAGTATATGCAAAAGCGAAAGGTAGGTAAATTAGAACAGCAAGTCTCTAGCTTAAAAGATAAAGTAGCAATACTTGAACACGAAAAAAAGAAAGAACAAAAAATTAAAGATTGGAAATACAGAATCCAAAACAAGGAGAACGATTCTCTAGCTGAAGAACTTAATAAAATAAGAAATGAAGAGTAGCTTATTAGTATTAGGTTTAATATTAATTTTAATTATTATTGGAGCTTCAGCAAATGCAACTGTAACACAAAACAATACTAGTGGCTCGAACACTAGCATTAGTGGTGGCTACACATCAAATACAACTAACAGCTATTCAGGTGGGCAGACCAACACCACCACTAACACAACTACTAACAGCACTAAAACACATCAAATACCAGTTAATGCAGCAATAGCACCTAGTATGAGTAGCTATTCGCAAGACCTTTGTATCGTAGGTCTGTCAGGAAGTGTGCAAGTGACAGGCTTTGGAGTAGCTGGGGGCACTTATGTTACAGACCAAAATTGTGAAAGGATGAAACTATCAAAGCTCCTTTATGATTATAATATGCGAGTTGCATCAATCGCAATTCTTTGTCAGGATGACAGAGTGTTCTCAGCTATGGAACATGCTGGCACTCCTTGCCCTTTCGAAGGCAAGATAGCCAGTGAGGCTCAAGCTCAATGGAAGAAGTATGATATAGAAAGACCAGACTATGAGAAGTATATTGAGAAGTTAAGAAAAAGAGAACTTATAGATGCTGGTAAACCAGCATTTAAAAAGATAAATACAAGCTATGAGGGCTTGTACGGAGATGATTAAATATTTTTACTTATTATTAATTCTATTCTTGATGGTCTGGGCAGTTCAAGCATACGACCAGACAACAGACAACTTACTAAGTCCGAACTTTACAGATGGTTCTTGGACAGGAACAAATGTAGACCATAGGCATGGTGACCAAGTTATCGCAGGTGTTGATGGTGAGTATGTAGAATCATCTATAAACCTTAATGATTATCTAACTAAAGA